CATTGTGTCCGGGTTTATTTTTTGAAGTCTTGGACCCAATGTGACCAATGGCTGATTGAAGCCTGTCGTGGTTTTGACTTGCATTGAATGGATTCTTTCGCACAATTCTTTGTTGATTTTTTCGAATCTCTCCATCTGACCCAAGAGCTGTTGTATTTGGCATGACTGTTGTTGAACCATTTTCATGAATTCTTGAATGAATCCATTTGGATTATTGGTTGCATTCATTTCAAGTAATAACTTCAATTTTTCATTCTCAAGTTCCATTTTCGCGACATCGTCGTTATTGAAATGCTTTGCATTTGATGTTATGAGATGATTCAAACTGGCGTATGTCAAATTTTCACCAATCAAAAATAATTCATTCTCATTTTCATGGTTTTGCAAATCCGACACTTTGTTCAACCTTACAAGTTCATGGTGATGAATGAAGTTCTCAAAATCTTTGCTTCGGCCAACCGCAAAGCAGTCAAGCAGTGTGCATTCCTCATAGTTTTTTTTGTGTTCAGTGTATCGCCCACTTATCCCTTTGCGACTTTCACCAATTTTCACGATGTATTTTCCATTATCAAGCGTTTTCACACGGATGACATAAACAATTGAACCAATGGACGCATATTCTTTCAATAATACTTTTTCACGTTCCGTGATTTTTTGCTGTTCAATTTCCTGCTTGTGTTTGTCCTCCAATTGCTGCATTTCTTTTTTCAAATCATATATGCCATGCAAACGAATTTCTTTTATTACTTCACATGCCCAATTTTGAAACTGGGATGCAATTGGTTTTCTTGAGCGGAACAATAATTTATACAAACCTTTCTCTGTTAAAAATGAAACTTCTTGCAACCCTCCAAGGGTGGGCGTTTTGTGGACAACCTTTTCAGAATCATCAAAACCCTTAACGGATGATCTGACGTTATTTAGTTCAAGAATTTCTGCAATATCGCTTGTGCGAAACAATGGGTCATTGATTGTTCCTTTTATCACGATCTCAGTGTGCATTTTGTTTGTCGTAAATGCCTTGACAATTTCCATGACTATTGTGAATGTGAAAACGAATGTGAGTTTACAAGGGTGTTATAAGTGGTCATTACACCCTTTATTTAAGTTGTTTCATATTATCAAATAAATAACATGAAAAAATTGTGAGCATAATGAGTTTAGTTGGAGTAGGCGAGACCACCCATACCGCTCATGACACGGAGAACGTTGTAGTTGGTGGCATAGACACGAACCTTGGCAGTCTTGACACCCTCAACAGTAGCGTTGGAGAGAACAAGCTGAAGAGTAGCGTTGTCAATGCGAGAGAAGTTGCACGTGCCGCTGGGCTGGTGCTCCTCGGGGCGCAGGGCAAAGGAGTACACGTTGATACCAGTGTTGGGGGTGGCAGTGTGGTGCTGGTAGGGCTGCACGGTGTCGAAGTAGGAGCCTTCACGCTCAGAGAAGCGGTCCTGGCCGTTAAGCTGGAGCTTAGCGGTGACAACGGGGTTGTTGCCCCAGCAGTGGAGAAGGAGGGCAGTCTCGGCAAGGACGAAGGCACCGGCATCAGAAACACCGGAGTTGGCTTCGAAGCCAGGGGGCAAGGTGGCACCTTGACCGTAAACACTGCTGGGGTAGTTGCCATCTCCAGCAAAGTTGGGAACAGAGTACCAACCAGCGTGACCAGCGTAAGGAAGACCAGTGCTGGGGTCAAGAGGAGCGTTCCACCAGCCGGGACCGGCTACGTCAACAGCACCAGCATCCTGGAACATGTTGTTGTTGATGAAGGAGCTGGAGGTGAGGGAAGTGGCTTCCTTAGCACCGAAGGCGTGGATGGCGTTGGGAAGAGCATCAACGGCGTCGGTGTAGTTGAAGGGCTGAGCACCGAGAAGACCGTAGAGGAGCTGGTTGCACTCGAAGGAAGAGCAGTAGTCGACGTTGCTGTCGGGCTGGACAATCCAGATGAGCTCCTTAACGGGGTGGTTAAAGTTGAGCTTGATCTTGTTGGAAGAAGAACCGACGGACTCATCACCAGTGAACTGAAGCTGCTCGATGAGGTACTCGTGGGGGTTCTGGGCCATGCGCCTGCGCTCGTCGGTGTCCAAGAAGACGTAGTCAACGTAGAGAGAGGCAGCGACAAGGGACTGGTTGTAGGCAGTGACAACCTTGCCACCAGAGCCTGGAACATCGCAGTTCAAAGAGCCAACAGCCCACAAGCACTCATCAATGGGGCGGATGTCAAGGTTGATCTTGACCTCGTGATACTGAAGGGCAATGAGGGGCAGGGCAAGACCGGGGTTGCGGCAATACCAGAACTGGAAGGGAACATAGAGGGTGGTCTCAGGGAGAGCATTGCGGGGAGCGCAAACCTGGCGGGGGGCAGTGGCCTGGCAAGGACCGTCTACGTCATTGAATGAAGGGTCAGTGATGTAAGTCAACTGAGTGGTGTTTCCAACCATGGCAAAGTAGCCGGGGCGCTGGTCAACAGTCAAAGTCAACTGGTTCCAGATGTGCATCCAATCACCGTACTGGCGATCAATGCGCTGGCCACCGATCTCGACCTCAACCTGAGAAACGATCTGCTCACCGGGGAAATCAAGCCAACGGGCATACACACCGTCCTGATTGGTGCCTCTCATCTGCTGGTTGATCTCGGGAAGAGTAACCTGAAGGTAAGTGCGGTAAGCCAAATCACCGTTGCGGGAAATAGTGCAAGTAACACGGCGACCAAAGTCAGCCTGACCGTTGAAAGTCTGCTCAATAGACTCCATGGCAAAGTTGGTGTAGCGCTTGTAGCTCACCTTCCAAAAGGTAATCTGAGGATTACCAGTCAAATAAACGTCTTGTGCGCCATAGGCGACAAGTTGCATCAATCCACCTCCCATTGTTGTTGTTGGTTATAATATGCCTAAAGAAAAAAAAATCGGAAAAACAAATGAATTAAACTTAAATTGCACGGTTTAATACATTCACTACATTATTCCATTGATGACACCCATTATGACTGTAAACTAAGGTTCCTTTTTACAAACTTGGTCAAAAATTCATCATCTTCATACATCTTGTATTGCCCATTGTGTTTTTTTATAAATACATAATTGTTGCATGAAGCCTTTTTCTTAATGTTCCATCCATCTTCCAATGCATTGTGCAAAAATGTTAAAAGCTGCATCCGTTGAATGTATTCCCAGTCCGCTGGTTCACTCATGATGCAATTATTTTCTAAATATGCAGAAGTATAAATTAATTTGGTTCCATCCTTTTTTTTCAAAATGTATGCGTTTTTACGTTTTTTTATGCACCATTTCTCTTCCAAATGCTTCAAAAAAAAAGACATCTTGGCCAGCTCATCTTCCGACAATGCAACTTGGGTCATTTCATGCGACATCGGAGTGGTTAAACCCTTGTTCCTAAATATTATAAAATGATAAATAATATGTCATTAACATTACGCCAAATAATATATTAAATGCATGAATTATATAAACTGTATCATTGCACCATATTTCTTGTCCCCTGCACACATTTGAATGCCACCCCCTAACAATTCATTCAAACAAAAAACAAACAAGAAAATTGTGCTGGATGAAAAGAGCATTGTGACGTTGGACAGCAAACATCGGGAACATCAAGCAAAAATTGCAAAACTAAAAACAGAAACCATTCCACGTCTCATGAAAGAAAAACGGGCATTGAAACAACAGCTTCTTTCGAATCCACCAAATGCAGTTGAACTCCGAGAACGAATTGCCGAACTGCGAGCCACCATTAAAGAACACCAACAAGAGTGCAAAAACTACTACTTGGACAACAATGAAATCATATTCGATTACTTTGAAAACAAACAGCAAATTTGCAATGGAAACAACAAGACAAAAATATTGAACGATTTTTTTCGTGTGGAATCGGTTTCCAAAGAGGATGAATTGAAGCGCATGAACCAGAACAATGTGCAACGATATTTGACAAATTTAGACCCGTCATACATTGACATCAGTAATTATGTGTTCTCCACGGATGTGTGCCGATACTGCCACTCCGGTGAAATGATTCCCGTCGACAATGAAGGCATCATGGTATGCAATAACTGCTCCATTCACGTGAGCTTCTTAGTGGAGAACGAGAAGCCATCTTACAAAGAGCCACCGAAGGAGGCATGCTTTTATGCGTATAAACGCATCAACCATTTCAAGGAAATTTTGGCGCAGTTCCAAGCCAAGGAAACCACGCAGATTCCACCTGATGTCCTAGAAAACATAAAGCATCAGATTAAAAAAGAGAGAATTGACTTGCACACACAGTTAACGGACAAAAAGGCAAAGGAGATTTTGAAGAAGCTGGGATACAACAAGTATTATGAACACATCCCGTTCATCAAGGAGAAACTGGGCATCAAGCCGCCCGTCATGTCGCCCGAACTGGAGGAAACGCTGTGCAACCTGTTCATGGAAATTCAAGGACCGTATGCCAAGTTCTGTCCCGAAGACCGCGTCAATTTCCTAAACTATTATTACACCGTGTATAAGCTGTGCGAACTGCTGAACCAGCGCGAGTTTCTCCCTTATTTTCCCATGCTGAAAGACCGAGAGAAACGCATCGAACAGGATGAAATATGGAAGAAAATTTGCGAAGAATTGAATTGGGAATTTATTCCCACGATTTAATTCTTTGATTGCTTAATGCCTACTTGTCTTCTTCTTGTGCTTCTTTGACTTGGATTTGGATGCCATTTTTTGGGTTCGTTTCCCTCCAAGTTTTGAACGATGCATGACCGAACCTGTCATGTAATCCACTGAACTCATTTCTTCTTGTTCATCTTGTTCGCATTTTGACATGTGTTCAAAATCAATTAACTTGTATTTTGGAACTTTATCCGCATCAAAGCACAACACAACATTATCAATGTGTAAGTCTTTGTGGCAGTATCCTTTTGCATGAAGCAATTTCAATGCGTCTTTTATGTTTTTTTTGAACATAGTTGGATTGAATTTTGAAAAAAACAAACCATTTCGACTATTTATGCACAATCTAACTAAAACAATATTAACTTCATGGATGACGACTTCATTTATTTTCACGCCATATATAAATATCAGTTTGAAACCATAATTGTCATTGTATGATTCATATGGGGTGTGATTTTCAATGAAGTTTCCTAGTTTTTTGAGAGTCAATATTGTTTTGTATTCTCTCTCGAACCCACTTTGCCCAACTATCTTTTCACGCATTAATTCATCGGGAAAAAATATTTTCATGCATATGTTGTTTTCACGCAAATGTTTAAAAAACTCAAATGAATTGATGCTCTCTGTGTGGTCATAAGGAAGCACGGCAATTTCTTCACGTTTGGCCATGTCAAACAATGGTTCATCAATGCACTTAATGCATCCACTTTCCCCTTTGCTAACAGTGTTTGTGCAAAGGTCTAACATTGACAACTCACAAATGTTATATAGTGAATCCTTCTATATAAAATTTAGATATTTCATTTTTAATGCCTTTATTTTTTATTTGTAGCATAACTGGTTCGATTTCTTACATTTCTTCTGCTCATTGCGCCTCTTCTTCTTGTTTTTTTGATTCTTCTGCTTCGTCGCGTGTTTCTACCTCCTTCACTATCAGATGACCCGCTTGTGCTTTGAAGTGCCCTATAAAAACTATCTGGCACCGAGCGACAAGAGCCCAGCATAATAACAATTCGTTTGTCGTTATACTCCGGCTTTTTAAAGTATTGCGACAAAACATAAAAAAGCGTTGACAGTTTAACCGTTTGGACACGGCGGTCCACTGCATATTCGCCATCGGTTCGATGAATGTATGTCTTCCCTCCCTGTGTAGGATCATCAAATACGCTTGTTAAAATTTCGGGAGCAATATCTTTGCATCTATGAGTGTCCGCTGATGTGGGATCCAGATTAAACACATAAATTCCGTCAGGGTTTCTTTCAAGAGTTGAACTTGATTGATCAAATGGTCCAGGTATAAACAAGTTTAAGTCCGCGGTTGTTTCTCCTGTAAATCGTATTTTTTTAGGAGACCCGTATGTAAATATACTATCAAACAGTCCACCCTCTTGAAATATTGCTTCTCCTGTATATGTATTTCCCAATTTCATATGTTCAATGATCTGCGGAATATGAGTATCACACATCCAATTATATATCGCATGATTGTCGTATCTGAATACTGGCATTCCTAAATGAGAACCAAGAACCGTTTCGAACGGAAACATCGCTTTATACCGCGCTTTCGATGAAAAATCGTCCACGGTCATACCATGACATGCAATAAAAACGATATAGTCAATCGGCTTCGGATTCGATACAAACTCACTTAATCGTTGTGTTTCCTTTTCATCTTCTTTTTTACGACGGTCGTTTCGATCAGTGGAACTATCATTATATTCTGGGTGCATAAAACCGAGTTGTTCGTTTGCCGTTTGTACACGATTAACATACCTATTAGCTTGACTCATAGTCAATTAGTTACCTACAGTTACTATAGGTAAATAAAATAAACATTGGGTTGAAATAAGCATTCAACCATTTTCATTTTCATTTTAAACCTTGAGAACGTTGCCGGGGAAGCCAACAAGGTTGGCGCCGATTCCGAAGCCGGCACCGCTGCGGGCAGACACGGCCAAAGTGGGCACGTAGGTGTCCAGAATGCTAAAGGTGGCAGCAGCAACGAGGGCAATGAGACCGATTTCATCGAGGTTGAGCTTGCGCTGGGGGATAGAATAAGCGGCAAGGGCAACCAAGGCACCTTCCACCAAATACTTAATGGCGCGTTTGACCAACTCGCCTAAATCCAATACACCGCCGACCATTTGATTATACTTGATTATATAATTGAATAAGAAAAAAAATAATATGTTCCATGCATTTTTAATATTGACAATATGAATTTTAAATTTAATACATTTGTTCAAAAATGGGCTTAAAATCAAAGCCGAAATATTAAACACATCGCATAAATAAACAATGACCGATCAATCACAACCGCCCAAAGGCGTCACTCTCCAGAAGTTGCCCGACGGAACCGTTAATCCTAAATATGTCGATTTGCTGGACGAGGACAAGCCCATTGCTGGACAAAAGTTCGCATGTCTCTCATTCATTTCTCCTGAGCACATTATCAAGCAACGCGACCACTTCTTGTTCCAAAAGTTCGTAGAGCACTGGGACATTCACAAGTCCATGGAAAAGTTTTTGCAGTTCCTTAATTTCGTTTCTTATAAATATGGCGTCAAGTTTGACAAATTGACGGAAGACTTCCAGCAGTTCAAGGATTCTGAGAAGGAGCTCATTGCAAAGACCGACATTGTGGATGACTACAAGACCTTCTTGGACCAGAACGAAGAGAGGCTGGACGAGGAGTTTGGTGCCCAGCACGAGTTTCAGACATCAGTGCGCGGAATTAAGGTGCGCGGTGTGTTTCCATCACAGAAGGAGGCCGAGCTGCGTTGCAAGATGTTGCGCGATGTGGACCCGAACCACGACGTGTTTGTGGGTCCGGTGGGACTCTGGGTTCCATTCCATCCGGAGGCTTACAAGACGGGTCGCGTGGAATACATGGAAGACACGCTGAATCAGCTCATGAATGAGAAGAAGAAGAACGAGGAGCACGCCAAGAACGAGTTCGACAAGCGCGTAAAGGAGGCCAAGCAGAAGGCGATTGAAGACAACAAGAAGTTGGCAGAAAAGAGTGGTAACAAGTTGACGCAGACATTGAACGAGCAGGGTGAATTGGTGGGTGTGTCTCAAACCACTGGAACTGATTTTGCAGTGGACCCGGAGCCATCCGACGGTTCGGAACTCAATGTCGACGACATTCGCAACCAGTTGTTCAATGTGGAGAACGTGGTTCTTAATCCGGACAAGTCGGACCGTGGTCTTTCGTCGTTGACGCATCCACCCACTGCTTCTTCAGCCGCTTCAGTAGTAGCGGTCGAAGAGATTGACTAAGCAGAAGCCGACAGATTGAAGTTTAAATTCTTGAATATGCCATGGAATGTGTAATTTCCATGCAATATAAATATCGTTTAATAGTATGTATTAATAACTGGATGTCGCAACAACTAGATTTGGATATAAATAACTACACACATGCTGAAATATTTGCGCTGTTTAGTCTAGACCCACATGAATGCACCATGGCGGAAGCGGACTCCCGAACAACGGATGCGTTGTTGCAGGTTGCAGAATCTCAGGATTACACGCAATTCTTTACACGATGTCGAGAGATAATCACACGAAAAATAGGCGAACGCACAAGGCCGCACAATGCAACCGAAATATCAAATGCAGCAACCATGTATCGTCCCCTTCAACCACCACAGCATCCAGACACACTCAGCATCAACTACTCCACACACCCATCTAACTACAACACTTATCACCGAGAGTCGGAAGTCAATGAAGGCGGAGCATATGCAAAACGAAACATTCCGCCGATTGTCAATGCATACAACTACAAGTATCCAACTGGCGTGTTGAACCCAATCGAACGCCGCGTCATTAAGAGGCTGCTTTCCATGGACACGCTGTTTCGCACAAAATACGACATGACCAGCGCCACAAACGCGTCTTGGGTTCTTCCTTATCCTGTCGAAAATATCGTGTCCATGAAAATCGCGTCGTTGCAAATTCCTTACATGTGGTATGCCTTTTCGGAAGCCACTAAAACCAACCGGTTTGTTGTGGCAATAACGGGAATCGGCGTAGCACCATACATTTCCACGCAGGTTTATGTCAATGAAATTGTTATCCCGGATGGGAATTACACAAGCGCCCAGTTTGTCCAAATTATGAACAACTTGTTTCAAAACACGCAAAATGGAATGGAATTTTTCCAGATGACGTTTGACCCTTATACTGGACAGTTGATCATTTCACAGACTTACTTGATAGTGAATCAGACAAATAGTCCGAATTTGAGCTACACAATCATATTTGACAATATCAGCAAGTACGACAAATACTATGCCGACTGCGTAGATGATTGCGAGTTTGAACGCTTGAAGCAACAGCATTTGAAAGAGTATTACAATGCAAACATCAAATCGATTAGCAAAACGGCGGGATGGATGATGGGATACAAGCAACCCATTTATGATGTCACGTGGGCAAACACATTTGTGGACTCGATTAACTCCGTTCCGCCAACCACCTACTATGCAGCTGTTCGGGCTAATGCCGCGTATGGAAGCAACTCGCTTTGGAACTACATCTATGTGGATGTGGATGATTACAATCGGAATTTCATCACAAACAGCATTCTTGCACAAACCGGCGACTCCTATTTGGGAGTGAATCTGTTAGGGAGAATTCCCATTGGAAATGATGAACTAACAATCATTAATGACACTGGTGGAGACACGACGTTCAAAACACGCGAGTATCTGGGACCCGTGCGCCTAGAAAAACTTACCATCCGACTGCTGGACAAGTTCGGCAATGTCATTCCCACAAATGGCAACGACTACTCGATTACGCTGGAACTACAGGTGCTTTACAACTAATTGAATGCAAATTCAAATCAATGCAAAGAAAATTGATTTAAATTGTGGACCAGAAGAGAGATATTCGAGACAATATATACTAAACTTAAACAATGTATTCTGAGATTTTCAACGGAAATTATACCATTCAAGTCGGTGCGAACCAGGTTGAAAATGATGCGCTCATTAAAAAGGCCCCGCAGCATGCCATGTGGTTCCATTTGAAGGATTTTCCCAGCGCGCATGCAGTGGTTGTGAACACGGCGAAGGCAGGCACCTACGATGCCGATGCGATTCGACGCGCTGCCACGCTGGTGAAAGAACGGTCTGGATCAGGTGTTCGCAACCTGCAAAACGTGGGCGTCAATTACTTGGCAATCAAACATGTTCGGCGCACTGAAACCCCCGGAAAAGTCATCATGGCCAAGGCCGCCAAATGCATTCAGGTTTGAATCACTTGGATGGCATGACTTCAAGAAACAGTTTGTAAAACACACTGAAAACAACTCCTTGGATTCCATTTGTAAGAATTTTAGTTTTTAGTCCACGAAACAACAGTCCAGACACTCCGTCGTGTTTCAAAACGTCTCTCACCGTTTCCGCATATGTTATCGGCACAGCAGATGTTTGCTTGTATGTTTTCACTACGCGAATGCTGTTGCTCACTGTGTCGCTCACCAATGACGCGCAAAACCCGATTCCGGCATTTCGAAACAGGGCCTGCGCCGGATGCTCGCTGTATTTTATTTGAGGAATGTAGTGATTGCAGTAATTGTATGTGAGAAACCAGGGGTAATGCCCCGCCATG